AATCAAGGTAATATATAATAAAGGTTATTTGTATTTGTGGCACAATCAACAGTCAAATTAATAGTTGATGCACAAAATGCAATCAGACCATTGCAACGTGTAAATGAACAGACAAAAGCTTTAAGTAGTAGTACAGATAAATTAAAAGGTCGTTTAGACAAGTCAAATAGATCATTTAAAAATACTGGAAGGTCAGCAAAAGAGGCTTCAAAAGGAGTGAAGACTTTTTCAAACGCTTTAGGCCCTTTAATAAAAGCACTAGCGGTTGCTGCCACAGCAAGATTTGTGTTTGTAAAAACAGCAGAGCTAGAAACTCAAAGAAAAAGTTTAGAAGTTCTTACTGGATCATTAGAAAAAACTAACAAGATAATTGCAGAATTACAGGCTTTTGGTTCAGTCACTCCTTTCACAAGTAGTGAATTGATAGAGCAAACAAAGAGATTAAAAGCCTTTGGTTTTGAAACTAGTGAACTTGTTGACACAACAAAAAGGCTTTCTGAAATTGCTGGTGCTACTGGTGCGGATTTACAAGGCATTGCCACAGCCTTTGGTCAGATAAGAGCAAAAGGTAAATTACAACAAGAAGAAAATTTACAATTACTAGAGAGAGGAGTTGATATAACAACTGAACTTGAAAAAATAACAGGCAAACAAGGAGAGGCTTTTGCCTCTGCGATGCGTAAAGGTGAAATAGGTGCTGATCTTGTAAATCAAGCCATGATTAATTTAACAAATGAAGGTGGTGCTTTTTTTGGAGGTGCAACAAAACAGGCTGAAACTTTAAATGGTCAATTATCAACTTTAGTAGACAATGTTGAGACGCTGGCAAGGACAATAGGTGATTTTTTAAGTCCAACTTTGAAAAACGTATTTACTGAGGCAAATAAAGTTTTAAGTGCAATAAATAGACTTTTTGCAAGTGAATTTCAAAGAGACATTTCAAAACTGAGATTGAATTTAGAAATACCTACAGGAACAAAAAAAGATCTTGATAATATTAAAAATTTTGTTGATAATATACCGACTAAAGGAGTTGATTTAGTAAATATTGATTTATTTCAAAGTCAACTTCAAGGCACAAGTAAACAGTTACAAAATGTTGCATCAGAAATACAAAAAAATAGACCTTTTGGATTAAGTAATCAAGAAATAGATGCTTTTGAAAAAACACAATCATCAATATTGGCAAAAATACAACAGTTGGAACAAGTTAGGAAAAGAATCACGGATGAAAATTTAAAAACAGAAGACAGTGCAACAAAAACTTTAGAGAAAAACATAGAAACTGTTACTATAAATGACCTATTTAATACTGGGTTAGAGCAAACAAACTTTTTAGTTGAAGGTCTTTCCTTAGGTTTTAATATGTTTAGTGAAGAATTAATGAATGCAAAATCTAAAACAGAATTGTTAAATGAAAAGTTTAGAGAAATTGGACAGGCAATTGAACAGGGTCTTGTATCTAACCTAACTGACGCAGTAATGGGAACTCAAACCTTGGCTGGTGCTGCAATAAATGTATTAAATCAACTAAAAAGAAAACTTGTAGAGCTTGCTGTACAAAAGGCAGTATCTGGTATCGGAGGAAAGATTGGGGGATTTTTGGGCGGTTTATTTGGCGGTGGCGGTGGTGGCGGTGGACTATTAGGCTTTGGCGGTGGAGCTGGACTTATACCTTTTCAATCAGGTTTATTAAGTGGTGGGCCAATTGGCTTTGCAAATGGTGGTAGGCCACCTGTAGGAAAAGCCTCAATCGTTGGTGAGCGTGGGCCAGAATTATTTGTTCCTTCTTCTGCTGGTACAATTATTCCAAATAATCAATTAGGTGGAGGAAGTACAAATAATATTGTGGTTAATGTAAACATGGAAGGTGGCGTTGATGCACAAGCTGATGAAAATGATTCAAGAGAACTTGGCACACTGCTAGGAGTAACAGTAAGAGAGGAGATAATAAAACAACAACGTCCTGGCGGCCTTCTTGCTAATACTAGATAAATGGCAACTTTTCCTTCAATAAATCCCACTTATGGGACAAGAAAAACAAATCAACCTAATATCCGCATCACTCAATTTGGTGATGGATACCAGCAGCGTGTTCAATTTGGACTAAATCAAGATCCAAAAGTATTTAATTTAACTTTTAATGTGAGTGAAACTGATTCAGATACCATAGAAACATTTCTTGATGCTCGTGGCGGCACAGAAAGTTTTGACTTTACTCCACCTGCTGAAGCATCCTCAAGTAAATTTATTTGTAAATCTTGGACAAAATCTATACCATATAATAATAGAGCTACTATTAACGCAACATTTGAGGAGGTATTTGAACCTTAATGGCAATACCAGTTTCCGAGTTACAATCTATAAATCCTGGTGCGATTATTGAACTGTTCACCTTAACATTGGATTCAACATTACATGGTGCTAGTACTGTTTATAGATTTCATAATGGTGCAAATCAAAATTCAAATGGTGAGGTTGTTTGGGCTGGTAATACATATCAAAGATTTCCAATAAAATGTGAAGGTTTTACTTTTAACGGCACAGGAACTTTACCAAGACCAACAATTACAATAAGTAATATTTTAGGAACAATAACTACAATTTTAGCTGATGTAAACCAAACAACATCTGGGAATGATCTGACAGGAGCAAAACTTACACGAATTAGAACATTAGGAAGGTTTCTTGATGCTGCAAATTTCGCAAGTGGTTCTAATGCCACAGCGGATCCTACAGCCGAGTTTCCACAAGAAATTTATTTTTTAGATAGAAAAATTACAGAAAATAGAGATATTGTGCAGTGGGAGGCAATATCGGCTCTTGATCTAGTTAATGTCACATTACCTAAAAGAATTGCTACAAGAAATATTTTTCCAGGTATTGGTACTTTTAAATAATGACTTGGAAAGTCGCAGCAATCAAACACGCAAAACAAGAAACACCATATGAAGCGTGTGGTTTAATTGGTATTTATAAAGGAAAAGAAAAATATTATCCCTGTAAAAATCTTGTTGAAGATTTAGAGGATCAATTTATTATCGACCCTGATGATTGGGCAGATGCAGAAGATGAAGCAGAAATAATAGCTGTATTTCATTCTCATCCAAATCATCCCTCTACTGCTAGTGATGCTGATCTAGCTAGTTGTGAGTATTTAGATTTACCTTTTTATATTGTTACACCAGAAACAGAACAATGGTCATATTATGAGCCATCAGAATACAAAAAAGGATTAATAGGTAGAGAATGGGTATGGGGTGTTCAAGATTGCTGGAATTTAATTCATGATTGGTATAAAGAAAAGAAAAACATAGTGTTAAAACATTGGGATAGGCCAAAAAGTCCAAAAGAATTTACTAAAAATCCATTATTTGAATATGGATTACCTTTAACAGGTTTTGTTGAACTAGAAAATACGATAGATCTAAAGAAAGGTGATGTTCTTTTAATGGATACAGGCATGGGGACTTTAGATCATGTTGCTTTATACATAGGTGATCAAACAATTCTTCATCATTGTGTGAAAAGACTGAGTTGCAGAGAAATATATGATCAAAAATATATACAATGGACAAAGAAGGCTTATCGTTATGCTTAATAAAATAAAATTATATGGAAGATTAGCTCGATTTATAGGTGAACGTACTTTTGAAGCGGAAGTAAAAACCCCTGCACAAGCATTTAAATTTTTACTTGCTAATTTTCCTAAATTAGAAAAACATATGCTACAACAAAATTATTGTGTAAAAGTTGGTGATTGTGATATTGATGAGGAAGCTTTAGGACATCCAATAGGAAAACAAGAGATTAAAATTATTCCAGTTGTTACTGGTGCAAGAGGTCTAACAAAAGTTTTGATTGGTGCTGTTATTGTAGGTGCTGTTGTAGCAACAGGTGGTGTTGGAGCAATAGGGTTTGCTGGCGGTACAGGATTTTTAGGCGTTGCTGGTAATATTGGTGTTTACATGGCATTAAGTGGTGCTGCTGAAATGCTAACACCAATACCAAAAACACCTGGGGTTTCAGATGATCCTTCATCTGTAAACTTTTCATTTAATGGCGTACAAAATACAGGGAGGGCAGGTGTTCCAATACCTGTTGTTTATGGTGAAATCTTTACAGGATCATTAGTAGTATCGGCTGGTATAGATACTGTTCAATTAGAGGGGTAAAACATTATGGCAAGAGCTATTATACATGGTGATATTGCTGATTTCAGAGATACAGGTTTAGGACAACTTTTACCTGGTTTACAAGCTTTACCATTAGATGCTTTATCTAGTAAACAACATGTCACAATCGTAGATGTGCTTGCAGAAGGTGAAATAGAGGGTTTTCCATCTGCTGCTGGACTTACACAAGGAACAGAGGCATATAATAACGCAGCATTAAAAGATGTTTTTTTAGGAAAAACTCCAATATTAAGAGCTACCGCAGATCCTAGTAATCTTCAAGATTCTGATTTTAATTTTCAAAATATAAAATTTTCTCCAAGATTTGGCACTGCAAATCAACCTTTTATTAAAGGTATATCAGATATTGAAACTGAAACTGGAGTTAATGTCCAAGTTGTAAAAGATACTCCTGTCACTAGAACAATCTCTAATTCTAATATTGATGCAATTAGAGTTACATTACGATTTACTGCTTTAACAGAAGTGACAGATGACGGTCAGACTTTAGGAAGAACAGTTAATTTGACAATAAAAATAACAGATAATAATGGTACTGTTACAACTCCAATTTCAGATAGAGTGCATGGTAGAAGTTTTAATGCTTACAGTAGAGATTACAGAATTAATATTGCATCAGGAACGGCTTTTCCAATATCTGTTACGGTAACAAGAGTTAGTGATGATTCAAGTGGTAGTCGCATAAAGGATGATTTTTTCTTTAGTTCTTTTACAGAAATAATAGATGAACAGCGTTCATATCCAAATATTGCTCATGTGGCATTACGTTTTGACTCAGAAGCCTTCTCAAATATCCCTCCGAGGATGTTCAAAATCCGTGGAACCAAGGTAAAAATCCCTCATAACGGCACTGTAGATCCTACAACAGGGCGCATAACATATTCTGGTACTTTTAACGGAACGCTTACCACAACAACACACTGGACAAGTGATCCAGCTTGGGTTTTATTTGATCTTTTAACAAATACCCGATATGGACTAGGGGATCATATTCAAGAAAGTCAACTTGATAAATTTGCATTTTATAGCGCCTCTGTTTATGCCTCTACATTAGTAGATGATGGCGATGGTGGGCAGGAGCCACGGTTCTCAGTAAATACAGTTTTGCAAAAAAGAGAGGATGCGTATGCAACTATTAATGCTTTAAGTTCAGTTATGCGTGGAATGACTTTTTGGAGTGCAGGGTCACTATCCTTATCAGTTGACCAACCCACAGATCCTAGCTATTTGTTTAATTTATCAAATGTAACTTCAGAAGGTTTTTCATATCAAGGCACAAGTTTAAAAACAAGATCTACAGTTGTTTCAGTATCTTACTTTGATATGGAAAATCAAGTTTTAGATTATGAAACTGTAGAGGATGCAAGTGCTGTTGCTAAATATGGAAGAATAGAAAAAAAAGTTACTGGTTTTGGTTGTAGTTCAAGAAATCAAGCAAGAAGAGTTGGTAGATTTATTTTATTTGAAGAGCAAAATGCAACAGAAACAATTTCTTTTGCTACAGGACTTGCAGAAGGTGTAGTAGTAAGACCAGGCCAAGTAATAGAAGTTAATGACCCTGTAAAAGCTGGTAAAAGGAGGGGTGGAAGAATAAACGCTGCAACAACAACAACAGTTACAGTTGATGATACGGCAGCAACAGATCTTGATGCAACAAACAATCCAACATTATCTGTAGTTTTATCAGATGGTAGTGTTGAGAGTAGATCTGTATCAGGAATTGCTGGTGCAGTTATAACTGTTTCTTCTGCTTTTTCCTCTGCCCCAAATGCAAATAGTGTTTGGATTTTACAAAATGATACATTACAAACAACAACATGGAGAGTTATCAGTGTTAGTGAGACTGAAAGCCAATATGCAATAGTTGGCACAGCATATAACACAGGAAAATTTGCTTTTATAGAGGATGGGACAGCGTTACCTGAAAGAAAAGTTACGACCTTAGTAGATTTATTAGACGCACCAAGCAACTTAGCAGCACAAGAAGAATTTTACATTGAAGAAAATAAGGCAAAAAATAAAATATTAGTAACTTATGAATCTGTTTTAGGTGCTACTGCTTATCAGATTGACTATAGAAAAGATGGCGAAAACTATACGACAGTAACAACAAGAAGTAATGATTTTACAATTTTTGATGCGGATGCTGGTGTTTATGACATAAGAGTTTCTACAAAAAATGCGCTTCTAGAAGTTTCGCCAGAACCAACTGTTATTCAGTTCACAACAGTTGGAAAAACTGCAATACCAGCAGATGTACAGAATTTAAAAATTGAACCACTATCAGATCAATTTGTACGACTACGTTTTGATCAGTCAACAGATGCTGATGTGATCCATGGGGGGAACGTGGTCGTCAGAAGTTCTAACCTTACATCAGGTGCAACTTTCACAAATTCAGTTGATGTGATCCCAGAATTGCCAGGCAATGTCAGCGAGTCGATTGTTCCGAATATTGTAAATGGTACTTACATAGTAAAATTTAAAGACGATGGTGGGCGTTTAAGTTCTGGTGAAGCAAAAGTTGTTGTTATTTCGACTGAGCCAAATGCATTACCAAAACTTACAGTATTAGAAGATAGAGAAGACACCGATTCACCACCTTTTAATGGTGTCAAAGATGATTGCTTTTTCAGTGATGAAGTAAATGGTCTTGTTTTAGGTTCAACAATATTTCTTGATGATGTAACAGATTTTGATGCTATTGCTGACTTTGATTTCTTGGGTGATGTAGATTTCCAAACAGGTGGTCAATATAGTTTTGCAAATACTTTAGATTTAGGTGGCAAACAACCTTTGAGATTGCGTAGGCATTTTGTAACGCAAGGTTTTTATCCAAATGATTTGATTGATAAAAGAACTGCAAATGTTGACACCTGGACAGATTTTGATGGAGCAACTGCATTTAATGTCAACGCAAAATTATTAGTTGCTACTACTGACAGTGACCCAGACACCTCTACTGCTGGGACATATTCAATATCTGGGACAACTATTACAATCACAAAATCTTCACATGGATATTCTGCTGGTAGTTTTGTTAAGGTTGACTTTACTTCTGGAACAGGTGTTGATGGTGATTATGAGATACAAACAGTACCAGATGCAAATTCATTTACTTTAACTTCTGCAACTTCTT